AGAGCTTTTTCAGTTAGTTCTTCCTCTAGTTTTTTCTTGAGTGATTTAACCCCAAGGTAAGCTATTCCATTTGTTAAGTAATGATCCGCTTCCGCTATAACTCCTTCTAGCTCATCAATAGCATCTGACAATAAGCTCATCTCAAGTTTATTGCGGTCAAGATAATTGCGTAAGTATCTTATTTCTTCTCCAGTGCTTACCTTTGAAGCTAGTTTGTTTGCGTTATATGTCATTTTTGTCTCCTTTAATTATTCTCGTTGACCTAGTTCCTGATCTATTAAATAAAGTGAAGTCTTCTGTGGATCAGAGTCGTGGTGTTCGCCAAATATTCTCAACTTCTCTACAATATCCCCTACTGTTTTTTCTTCTTCCAGTTGCTCTGCAATAAACCAATCCAGAAAATTTTGAGTGGTGTAATCATTTTCTTCTCCTGCCTGACCATACAGCAGATAGATTCCATCACTGATTTCCTGTTCATGCAGTAAAGCCTGTTCCATCATATCAGTCAGACTCCCGAAAGTTTTCTCAGGCTCATAAATCTGCTGGAGTTCTACTCGACTAAATTGATCGTTCATGTAGTCAATCAATTTCATTCCATGCCCAATTTCTTCCTCACTCTGCTTTCTCATCCACTTGGCAAACCCACGAAATCCAATAGAATCACAGTAAACTGACATGGACAGGTACAGATAAGCTGCATTAAACTCATCGCCTATTTGGTTGTTGATACTTTTAGCCATTGGGGTAGTTAACATAGATAGCCTCCTTTAATAAGTATGTCGATCTTCCAGGTAACGATTAACAGCGGAACGTACAAATGCAGACATGGATAATTGCCCACGCCTATGATCCCAACTTTCTTTCTCTTTAGCAGATAAGCAGATAGTAACTTTCCTTTTATCATGCTTACTTACAATCAATTCTTTTCGTCTGGTTTTATATAGGACAACAAAACTTTTAGGCTGTTTTACCCACTGAACTGAATACACACCTTTAACATCTTCATAGTCCAAGGCGTTTAATACTAGAAATCCCTGCAAACAGACAAGGTGTCTTACTCCATTTCCCATATGAGGACGACTGAAGATCTTTAACGCCCCCTTACTGTGAATTTTGGCGTGAATGTCAAATGTTTCTTCATCAAAATAAAGACTTATTCTTCCCTCAGAACATATTGAAGGCAGTCGTAACACAGGGTAACTTGTCTGAGCGTAGATAGCTGCTGTAGGTGCTTTTCTTCCAAAGGGGCCAATGTGTTTATAACCTTTATATAGTTTCATGTTGTTTGAATTAACCTCTTAATTGCAACTGTATTCCGCAGAGTAGCATCTGCATCCCGACAGGAATAGAACTCAGGTTGAGACTCACTCAGACTTTTCCACTCACGAAAGGGACAGAAGAAGGAGCTGACAAATCCTAAACCTTTAGGTACATCACTCTGTAGCCAATGCCATGCCAGCATACTGTCAATAATTCTATTGGCTTTAAAGATTATCCCCTTACTGCTCAGTCGTGGGACATCAAAATCTACATTCCAAAATGCCAGGTAGTCAAATTGAATATCAAACAGTTCTTGGATTAGCAACTGTGTTCCTGCATGAAAGGGAATGGTAATGGCATGGCCTTCCTTAAATGAAAAGCTCACACATGAAATATCGCTGGAGACAAGAGTACCATATTCAGACTCATCCTGATTTGGCGAATCTGAGGTTTCAATGTCAGAGACTAGGATAGATCCCTCTCTTTGAGCATACTGTTTGGCTTCTCTAATATAATCCTTTACATCATTATAGGCAGGGGTCAGGATGTAGTTACAGTCATCAGGCTCTTCACCATTCTCTGCAACCTTGACTGCCTTAGATAAATCAAAGACATGAACCCCTGCATAATTCTGGTTCCCCTGGATAACAAAGGAAGGATGTATGGTAGGAACAGCCAGACACTTATGTCCACCAATCTCCACATCATAAACATAACCACGCTTTGGAGAATTATTTTTGGCTGAGGGCAGTAGTCCTGTTATACCTAACAGCTCCTTCATGGGTAATGCTCCTTGAAGTGAAATAACCTTGGGCTTGAATTTCTGGATGACTGGATATAGATGTGTACGACACTGATCTATGGATGCCCGTTGCCACGGTGCTTTATCCAGCCAGTTGTTAGGTGGTTGGCACTGGATCAGATTATATAATATGAAGTCCTCACGCTCTAGTCTTTGTCGTGAGATAGAGCGGTTAAGTTGTACTCCAGCTTTTCCTACAAATGGGACACCCTGCATGGCTTCTGTCTTACCTGGACCTTCACCAATAACCATGACTCCATTCTTACCAGATCCATCAGGCAGGGTAAATGATATTCCCTTTTTCTCCAACGCACAGCTTTGACAGGTATCTGGTTTTTTCATAATGCCTTATCAATAAGATCTCGAAGGTCTTCAAGGCGAATTACACACAGGGCATTTTTAACTGGCTGTTGGTATTCTGCCATAACCAATGCTGGTAGTTTATCTTCTTGGGTGGCCTTGACTGCTTGCTTCCACCACTTCATTAAAGTCTTAGCGTGTTCTTTTCTTTTCTTACATTCAAATACAAAGAGAGGATGCCCCTCTGTATCGTGAGGACGGAATATGCTGCGTCTAGTCCCTTTTCCCATGAACTTAGCCACAGCATACTCAAAAGCTCGTCCTCTGTTTCTACTCAGCTTTCCCACTAGGCAGACCCATCTCCATTCTGACCACTTAGAATTGGTTCCATAGGACTCATCTTCTCAACCAATTCGTCCATAGCATCATCAAGTTCCTGACTAGGACGGGTATGTCCGTTCAAGATCATATTGAGATAGGCCAGAGATACACCAAGTTTATCAGCAGCTTGAGCCTGTCTGATATTGTGCTTCTCCAATAATGGCTTTAGTGCGTGGGGTTCGAGCGGTCTAAATAAATCTTCTGCTTGCATAATACCTCCTAAGAATTGTTATGAGCTAGAAAATTTCTGACTTCAATTCTAGCTCGAACTGGTGTATTTGTCTGCTCACATTCGACAGTAGCTTGATACTCACCATTTACTTTGAATTTGTTGGCTTTAAATTCAGCAGCTTTATTGGCTTCTTTCCTCTGCTGCTTGTCTGCTACGTTTGTGGCATCATCAAACGAGGTTGTTTCAGTCAGCTCCATCAAAGTATTTTTATAGATTTGTGAGCAACTGCCTGACCATGTAATATCAAATTTGAATGGAATTTGCTCCTTCCAGATTTGGTCTACAGTCTCAGCAATACCCTGATGAGTGGAGTTGGCATCAAAGTCAATACCAGAAGCCTGAATCAAATCCTCTATCCCAGAAGCCTTGTTGCCAAAAGGACGAGGTTGATTATTTAAGAAAGCTGACGCTGTAGTTCCTGGTGGATCTGTAGACTGAAGTGTCATCCTAATCCACATGTAGGTCTTACCGTCCTTGCTTTGATACTCATTACCATCGTCTATAGAAGCAATGCTTCCAACAAACTCACTTCCAGGAGTGGGTAGACGAAAACGATTGTCTTCCCAATTCTCTGTAAATTTTACCTCTTGAGATGAAAAGGTACTTGGATCAAACATATTTACCTCCTTTAAGGTATGTTAGTTAATTAAACGCCTTTCGGAAAGGCCCTCTCAAAAATATCGTTGAAACTAGGGTTGATTATTGCCTGCCCTATTACATCAGGGTCTGGTTTGAACTTGAATATCTTGCCTTGGAACTTGCCTTTGTTTGGACCAACCTTGACTTTTTCCAGTTCCAGAGAATACTGAACTTTGTAATCTAATTGTGACCACCCCTGTCTCACCCAAAGTCCAGTTTCCTTATCATTGACAAACTGCTTTGCAAGAGGGGAACTCAGTATAAGATTACAGTTACTCTGCTTGGCTTGGTCAAATATTGTACTGCTGAATTCAGCGTTCAATGCTCCATAATGATGGGGAAGGACGTTGTGTTTGCCGAACCTTGACATCCTTAACATTTCCCAAACTTGAGCAGATGTATCCAATGCTACAGTGGCACACTCATCGAGAGCTTGCCTGAACTCTGAAGAAAACCTGTCCCACAATGAACTTGCCTCCTTGAGAATCTTATCTGCATCAGATGATTTCCCTGTGGGCTTGCTGAAATAATAAGGAGAAATCATAATTTCTTTATCAGCAAATTCTGGCTTGGAGAGTAGGCTCTCTGCATTGTGGTCAAAATCAAAATAAGCTAAAGGGTAAGGACAGTTAAGTAAGAAGTGAGTCTTACCTGTGTCTTCCTTTCCCTGCACATTGATGATTAATCTTTGACGAACTTTAATCTGACTTGCTGGTCTGAAGCCTGTCCCCTTTAATAAGTTGCTTGCATCTACACTCATATTTACTGCCTCCATTTCATCCTCCATGTTTTTAATTTTAATATCCTACATTACTATTGTCAACCCCCAATTTTTCTATTGACAAATGAGTCATTTTGTTGTATAGTAATTATCTCTCTCCGTTCACTGTTCTATAGAACTCAGGGGGCAGTTGAAAGGCTGCCCCTATCTATTTATGGCTGAGAAAAAACCAAGTAATATATACAACTTAACTAAGAAACAGAAGGTATTTGCAGACGAGCTAATCGAATGTGGTAGTCCCACTGAGGCAGCTCGCAGAGCCTACGATTGTAAAAACGATCAGGTAGCTCATACACTAGGTGTACGCAACAGTAACCATGCACACATACAGTCTTATATTGAAGCACAGTTTGAGCTGAATGGGACTGTCAGTAAAAGTCTGAAAGTAGTTGACGATGCCCTGGATGCTAACCTGAGTTTCCAAGGAGTTGCTACCTCTTCACCTGACCATCAGACCAGATTGAAAGCTTCCAAGCAAGCAATGGAACTGGTGCAGCCAAAAGAAAAATTACCTAAATCCCTGCACCTGGAAAAGCATGAGCATAAACATTACAGCTTTGGTATGGATATTCCCAAGTCTGTGTTACAATGGATTGCAGGTGAAGGAAAAGGAAGATGGCCGACTGAGGAGGAGTTTAAACGCCTAGTTAATGGAAAACCAGTACAAGCCTAGATTACAGCATTGGGAAATCGCAGAGGCAGATAGAATCATTGAAGGTGTTACTAGAAGATCCAAGGTTACTGATTCCATTATCCAACTATTCAAAGATCGAGACAGACTAGGATTTGAGAAATTCCATTCAAGCCTGGAAGACTCCCCAAGGAATAATATTGAAGATAGACTGACTGATATTATTGAAGAGCTGTGCGACTCTTTACAGTACCTTGTCTGTTTACAAGACCTCATAAAAGAACGCAAACACAATGAGTAAGACTCATCAAATAGATATACCCCCCAACGCAAAGGGCTGGACAATTACATCAATGGATCAGGAAGATCGTAAAATACTCAAAAATAATATTGAAGAATTATTACAGGAAAGTAGCAATCTTGCTGAAGACAGCCTTTATAGTGATGATCGTGCAGCTTTAAGTACCGCCACACTAAGGTTATGTGAAGCAATGCAGAGTTTAGTTGTTGCAATTCTATGAGCGACAAAAGCTACTATAATCTATCCCAACAATATTCAGGTCAAGCTAAAGATCCCACCTTCATTGAAGAGTCCCTGTGTCGTCAGGACAGACAGCATTGGCTGACTAACCACTTTATTATAAAAGATAAAGATGGTCAGATACGCCCAATGAATCCCCTCAAACAGTCTCAGATCAAGCTGCTCAAGCTCTATGAATGGAGCCAGGAGAACAACAGACCTTGCAGGGTAATCATTTTGAAGGCAAGGAAAACTGGAATCAGTACCCTCATTGAAGGATTGATGCTACAGGAGTGTTGGTTAAGAGGGATTGATGGAATGGTCATTGCCCACAATCGCCCTACAGCAGAATTTATTTATAGTATCGCCTCAAGGTTTGAGTCTAGGTACACGCTCAGTAAACCAAAAAAATCTCAGTCCTCAGTACGCAAGATGACCTTTGAAGGTGAAGGTATGATTATGGTAGAGACTGCCAATAACGTACAGGCTGGAACAGGATTGACTCCTCACTTCATTCATGGATCAGAAGTAAGCAAGTGGCACAAGGGTAGCGATGTTGCTGTCAGTCTGTTTCAGGCTATCGGTGACGGCCCCGACACCACAGTGATATTAGAATCTACCGCAAATGGATACGACAGTCTGTTCCATCCTATGTGGGAGAACGCTGATAAGTATTGTAAGATAAACTGGGTTAAGCGTGATGGAGATATTTTTCCAGAAATCGACATCCTAGACAGCGAGAACTTTAATGGCTACCTTCCTTATTTTATTAGTGTGTTTGATGATCCAGACTACTCCAAGCCATTTGATGATGATGCAGAAAAATCCAGATTTTTTCAAACCTTAGATGAATCAGAACAGAACCTGATGGAGCGTTATCAAGTAAGTCTGGAACAACTCAACTGGTATCGCTACTGTCTTCGACAGAAATGTCAGGGAGATATTGATATCCGCAGACAGGAATTTCCAGCTACTCCAGAGGAAGCCTTTGTCTCATCAGGTAGAAACTTCCTAGATCTATCCAAGCTAAATCTACAACCTACTGAAGACGCAAGAAATGGTTATCTGATTCGAGATGAACGCTGGAACAGAGACATTCGTTTTATATCAGATAAATCAGAAGACCTCTCAATCTTCAGAGATCCTGTAAAGACGCATCGCTATGCTATGGGAGTAGATACAGCAGAAGGAATCCTGCCTGGTGGAAGTTCTTCCAGAGATCCTGATAGATCAGTAGCCTGTGTACTGGATCTGGATGATGGATGTAGACAGGTTGCTATCCTTGCAGGTCACATCCCTGAAGAACCCTTCTCTGAGATGGTGGCTTTATTGGGACATTATTATTCCAATGCAGGGCCAGGTTGTGCTATCTGCCCAGAGGTATCGGGCTATGGTACTTTACTGTGTACCTATCTTGGTAACAATTACCCCAGACACATGTTATACCATAGGACAGATTTTTTGAAAGACCGCCCTAAACGCAGTAGGCAAATTGGTTGGAAAACCAGCATTACAAGCAGACCTATTTTATTAGGAGATCTTAAAACTGCCATCAATGAGCGTAGTATCATTATCCATGACAAGGAAACTATACGAGAGCTGCAAAGATTACAGTATAACAACAGGGGTAAGGTAGAGGGATCTGGGGGATACCACGATGACAGAGTATTCGCACTTGCCTTGGCACTTCAACAAGTAAAGAGTTACCCAGCACCTCTGACTCCTAGAAGATCAGATAGTCTATCACCTTTCTCTGAGCGTGAGGGTGGAGATTCTATTGATCCAGTTACAGGGTATTAAAACTCTTTTTAGCTAGAAATTCTTTTTCCAGTTCGTGGTGTGGTTCCCTGAATATATAATCTCCACTATCTAGAGCCTGCTCTGGTGAGAAATTAATCAGGTGGTGGTCAAACATATGGTAGGCCAGAGGAAAAAAAATTCCCAAAATTTCTGCTTTCTCATTCTCACTTGTTGCATCCTCTAATTTTTGTAGCCCCTCTGCTATGCGTTTGTGAGCATGGAACATTTGGTGTTGGTACACTGGAAGATCCCTTCGATCTCTGACTACAGACATGTTGAGAATCTGAGCATCCAGGACTTTACCTGCTTTGGCGTACCATTCATCCTGTGTAAATCTTTGCCAGACATCGAAGTCGTTCCAATCCTTGCGATTGCCATACTTCTTTCCGTTAGTTGAATATTGAGTGGAGTCATAAGGCTCTACCCCGATTTTCACATAACCTCTGACAAACGGACTGTACCAGGTTCCACCAGTTTGCATATTGCCGTAGCCCTTATATAAGAACTCCATAAGGATGGAGTGGCAAGATCCTTGACCATAAGCATCTTCTATGGCCCAGAGGTGTTGCAGTGGTTGGATATCATATTTGTATTTGTCGAAATATCTTTTAGAGCTGGTAGTTTTTATCTCAAGTGCATGGTAGTTTTTGTCGGAATTGAGACTTCGTAATTCTGCATCGAGTCTGGTAGGGACCAACAATTCAAATTCGGAATCTTGAATACTCAGCAGTCTAGGTTTTTCAACTGCCAAGATCTCATAAGATTTTTCAATTTCTTTAAATCTAGTTCTAATCCACGCAGAGCTTAGTCCCTGTGCAAGAGCCAGTAACATTTCTGGGGGATGCAGAGAATCGAAACCTCTAGTTGATGCTAACTCATTCCAGATCTCAGTCTGCTCTGCCTGTTGGGAGTCCTCACTCTTTCCAGACATCACACCACCACAGACAGCGTGGCAGTAGATACCGATTTGAAGATTGGGGTTTATACTTTTAGGTGTAATGCCTCTGCCAGCAAATTGATAGTCAATGTAATACTGACGTTGGCTGACAAGGTAGGTTGCATACGCTGATCTTGAACTGATTAGCTTAGAAATCATAAGTCATTATATGAAAGGGCTTTCAGTAAACGAAGGAGATGTCAAAACCCGAAAGCCCCCCCACTGGCACGTCACAACAAATGGGTATGTTGTGTTAGAGTCTTCCACCATAAAAGACTCAATAACTCATTGTAAAACTATATTATATTCATTGTCAAGCACAAAAAATAATTAATGACAGATCCAGAATCAGCGGGTATACTGAGTGATATGCCAGAGATGCAACATGAATCCCTCAGTGAATTTTTTGACTCAGCAGCACAGACAGGAAACCAACTTCTCAACACCAAGCCGACTCCGATTCCATTTCTTTTTAAAGATCTGGGTATTGTAAAAGGCACCAGCACGATTCTAACTGCACCGATTGGCTCAATGAAATCTTTCCTGAGTTTGTGGCTCAGCGGCCAGATCGTTGCGAACAATCCTAAGTGTCAAGTTTTGTATGTAGATAAAGAGAATACGTTAGCTTCTATTCAGGCCAGAGCCAGAGCAATGTTTAATGACATGGAAGAGGAAGCTCTATCAAGACTCATCTTCTGGTGTGAAATGCCCAACGCCGCCAAAGAACATGTACCCCCAGACTTTCATCATGGACTGAAGTTCTATCAGCGTGTAGCAAAAGAATGGGGACCTGACACTGTGATTGTCTTCGACACATTAAACCGCTTCTTTCAGGGAGATGAAAATTCTGTCAAAGATACCAGCTTTGTAACGAACAGTCTGGTATCAATTCGCAATGCCCCAGCTACAGTGATTTCTTTGCATCAAGTTGGCAAGCCATCACACGATACAGGAAAATTTCAAACCTACAGAGGAAGCTCAGAGCTTGGTGGAGGTTGCGATCATGCTCTCACACTGAAGAACTTTAAACAGATCAACAATCACAGTGCCAGCTTCACAGCACATTGCTTCAAGACAAGATGGTTGCCCATGTCAGATCGAACATGGGTACACGATAGAGGAGCGTTCTACCAGCTTCAGCCTGATTGTGTGGTGAATCCCAATCAATTCTTTGACCTGCGAAGTGGCATCACTCGCTATCTTATTAAATCACCAGGTGCTAGAGTTGATGAGATTGTGCAAACCTTAAATTCAAATAAGAATGGTAGCTTTCCTCAGAGTGCAACTCGTTGGATGCTAGCTAATTGCTGTAAGAATTATTGGATGCAGCTAAAATCGGGTAACGCCTTTATTTACAAGAATATACCGTCGGTGTAATGGAGGGTAGTAACTTTTGCTGCTTTTCAGGAGCAGCAAAAGCCTTATTATATCATGGATTTTTCAAAAGTCAATAGTTTTTTTTAGTCTTCATTTAAATATTTTCGGTAGGTTGCAACTTTCACTCCCAGCTCAAATGCTTTCTCTAGTGCAGCTCTGATAATTTTTAATTTCCTTTTGAATTCCAAGGTGGATAGAACATTGATTTTAGCAGTTGTGTTAGTGGCTAAATCGTCAAGTTGTTGAGTGTTCATATTTAATACGCCCACTTAGCAATATGATACAGGAAGTAAATACTGGCTATGAGCAGTAGGCCCATTTCTAGGGTCAGTTCAGAATTGTCATCATTCATTTTTAATCTCCAAGAGTTTAAATAATTCTTTGATGTCTTCAGCACTGGTAGGGATTCTGTATTCTGTTATTGTTGGACGGGAATTTGAGCCTGGTAGAAAATTATCTGATTCTAAAATGTTGAGTAGGGAGACAGCTTCATCTCTTGAGAAGAAGTATTCTTTACAACTTCTGTTGCCGACAATTCTGTCTTCCCACTCTACAACAAATACGAGTTTCACTGTTCAGCACTATCCTCATCATGGGGTCCAGACCAAATAGACTCAAGAATTTTTTCGTTATGTAATTCATTCTTGCATATCTCATTTAGTTTATGTTGTCTCTGCTTGGCTTCATCAATGAATTCTTTCCAGTTCTTAGTCTGTGCCACTCGCATTTCTCGTAAAATCCCACTGAGATACTCACTTACATGTCTCATGTTACCTCCTTTTGTTGGACAAAATTTTGTCACTGATTTTTCGACTAATCGAATTTCTAGGTTTCATTCTTGATCGCAACCATTCTACATCATCTTCTGTTAATTCCAAATGGAATTCATCATTAAAGTTAATTGTAAAGCTGTCACCACCAAACCAGTCTAGAGAAGTGACTGGTACGTCAATGAGTTCATGGTCTACCAAGTATCCTCCCTTAGTCTTGACTTGTATGAGCTTTGCCATAACCCTCCTTTGCTACTCTTTCTTCTAGTCTTTTTAGACCTGCCCGTAATTCATCTATTGTTTTTTGTGGTATAGGTTTAATGTGAAGAATTTCAGGTTCCTTGTATTCGATTTTGTCTTCAAGATTTAAGTCTCTGTCGTAAATTGAATCAGCAAGTCCACGGCAGTACACTCGAAGTTCATGGTCTGGACCCCACGAATCTGGATCTCGCTCCATCTTCAAGTAGCTGCCATCTGTTAAGTGCCTTTCACACACCTCTAGTATTTCGTTGTAAAATTCTAGGACTTCTGTTGGTTTACTCATACTGCCTCCTTTTTAATTGTGTATTTGTCTATCAGTTTATTATAAACACCGTCAGCTTCACAGTCACGACTTAAAGAAATTTCCTCACCTGCCATGTACTCATAAATCAAATCCACCTGGTCAGTATTTTCAACTCGCTGAATTGCCAGTAGTTGAGCTGATGTCACAGGGTAATAGCTCTCATCGGTTCGTGAGCTATAAGTATCATTGCAATGGTACTCGTAGCCATTATTCAATGCCTTGAGTGTTAAGCACAGCATGTGTTCCTGTTGCAGTTCAGGATCATCTACAAAGAATGGATCTATTGGGATGTCATACTTTGGGCAATCAAATAGATCTGGCTCAATTCTGATTCGGCAGTAGATCTCATCGTACTCGATGGAGCCTGTTCCACTATAGGAGCAGTAGTATTCTCTAGGACAAGGAAACTGACCTAGTGTCAGATCACTTATAAATTTCTCTTTTTGATCTGAGACATCACGGAGCCTCAACTTATGCCATTGCTTGCTGTCAATACTAGCGGTCCCTGCCATGAGGTCAGGGGACATTATGTCTTTTCTTCTTTCCGCCTGCTCATCCTCACTCAATCCATCAGCTACAAAATAAATGTGATTGTTGTTTTCCATTTCTATCTCCTTGCCTTGTGTACGATACCAGTTGCTATAAAATACGGATTGCAATCGTCAATTTCTTGACACTCTACTATTTTAATTTCTATGTATGTTCCATCCTCTAGGGTGATTCCTTTTAGCTCTGCAATAGGTTTAAGCCCAGAGCCACCGTAGTTTGGATGATCGTAAATATCAGCGTCAGTAAATCCAAGGTGCTTATGGTTTAGCTTCTGATCCAACTTGACAATCTTTCCTTTTAGTTCTTTCAATTTCATCTCTATCTCCCTCTCGTTGATTAACATTAATACAATACTATACTATCCCCCCGACACGTGCAAGTAAAAAAATAAAAAAAAATTATAATAATACTTGACACTATATAATAAAGGACTTATAATATTATTATGATGTTAATAAACAAGGAGGATAGAACAATGAGAAACGGAGTAAGAGTTAATGTTGAGTCAGGTCAGGCAGTATACGTCAATATCGGTGGCAAGGTTTTTTACATTGACACTGGTATGGGACAGGATCAGACAATAGTAAGATCCTGGAATGAAAAAGATATTACTGACCATAATGTTGTCCAGTATTCATCTGACCAGCCAGTGCAGCCTAAAGTTGAGAAGGAAGTCATTGATAGCGACTATGCAGATTTTCAACTTGAGGATGTTCAGGTTCAATCAATAGATGAAGAGAACGATATCCCTTTCTAGGGGTAGGAGGATAAGATGAAAGACTACTTAAACTACAGACAAACAAAAAACAGGACAGACTGGTTTACTGTGATTGTCTTGACCACTATGATCCTGTACCTGGGCTATCATGTAGCCAGTGTGTGAGCTGAAAAAGTAAACACTACCAAACTGAGAAGGGGTAGCTACCATGCTACCCTTTTTCTTTGCCTGTCTGTCTAAAATTAAATCTAACTCGTATTGTTTCCCAGATTTCTGATCTGGTTCGTATTGTTTCCCAAGTTTTAATTTTGGATGTATTGTTTCCAGAGATTCTGATAACTTTTTACCTTTTCGTCAACAGTTAATGTAGTTTCTTAAGAGTTGACGAAATTATCAAAACCGTCAACAGTTAAAGTAAAACATTAAGAATTGACGCAATCCTACAAATTTACTTTTTCACTCTCTTATAATAAATCACAACTAAAAACAAAACGCAAGTAAAAAAATACAATAAAAATCATAGTATAATTATACGAATATAATGAATATATACAGTGTCTCCACGCTATGGGCCTAAATATCGCTGTGACGCAACGCAAGGTAAGAACTGATAGTAGCACTAGGGGTACTCGGAGATCGTGGAAATTCGTATAACTCCTTTGTAATCAATAGGTTAGAGTGTGAATTTTAGCTAATTTGATTAATTTATTTTTATTTAAAATAATTGTATTATTGCTTGCATTTATTATATTAATTCAGTAGAATTGCTGTAATGTTAACCACCAAAACAAAAGGAGTTAAGACAATGGAAAACAAAGAACTGGAAGCATACCAAAAAATTTTACAGTTGGCCAAATGGGACTGGAAAAACGGAGAGATTCACACAAGAACTTACAAAACACTTGAGTTTATTCTAACAGAACCAGAAGCGTTTGAGATTCTGTCCAGACAATTTGGAACTCCAGACAATCCAGAAATTCCAGCATGGGGCAGCTATTCCAAGTTCCTGGACGCCTTGCATCAGTCAGCAGGCAGTCCTAGTCCTGATGTGTTCGGAGCTACAATAGAAGGAACCATCCAAACTAGAAAAGGTAGGGACTTGCACCATGACAGAATGGACAACTATATTTTTCAAGTTGCCCAGGTCTATCATATTGAGAATCCTTTTACAGTGGAAATTGATCTAAGAGACTTGACAACAAAATAGAAAATCAATTACAATGATTTTAATGTTAACTAATCACCAAACAAAAGGAGATAAGAAAATGAGGCAGTATCCTATTTGGAATAAAATTAAGTCCTGTATCTACAGTAGCAGCAAGTCCTATGGTGTCAGAAAACACTCAGATTGTCAGGTAATGGTAGGAACAAGTTCTAGCAATTCCCACGACTTTTTGGAATGGAGATTGACGCATTACCACGACAAGGAAAAAAAGCAAAGGATCTACACTTTCAAAGTTGACGGGAAAATTATCAAACGTGCAATTTTGAAAGATGGCGCAGACAATCTAGATATTTGGACTAGCAATTTTGGCCAAGAACAAGGATTGTTAGAAAAGGAGACATAAACCAACTGACAATCCAGGAAAATTGGGAGGGATAAAACCCTCCCTTTTTTTTTGTTTTTATTTGTTATTTTACTTGACAACTAATAATATTCTCAATTATAATGTAGTCATGTTAAACAATCACCAAACAAAAGGAGAGAACAAAATGTACATCGAGATTAAACAGGGAAACAGGCCCAGAGTCTTACGAGGATGTCGGGTCATTGGAGTAGTTCAGGACAAATTCACCGAAGAGGATCTTCGAAGAATGAGTTCTGAATCTTCGGAAACAGAATATTCAGTCACCGATATTCACTACTCAAAAGGCAATAATTATTATGTCCAACACCTAACAGCTATAAGTACAGACTGGGTATCGGGAGATTTGTACAAAATGGATTATAGCACCTATGACAAGCACTTCGGAGAGCATGGGTTTTTAGATGAGGCGATCGGAGTAAAAGATACAATCGCGGATTACTAAACTAACCTAACAATCCAGGAAAAACTGAGGAGTCTAACAAACTCCTCTTTTTTTTGTCCAAAAAACCAGTAAATACCACGACAGATTAGCCTACTTAGTTACCAAACAGTTACCCCTAAATCGCTCATATTTGCCCGTGGTGACGTGTTAGCCTCTAAAGCATAGTAGTACCTCATTTTATACCTAAGACTGCACAGGCGTTGATTTTGAGTGCTTGACGTGGTTGTGTTGTAAAAGTGAGACACCAGCGTCAGCGATCCAAAAAATTGGATTAAATCATTATTTTGAATCCAGATAATTGGATAAATCCAATAAATTGGATGTTAATGGCGAATTTAGCCATGACTAAACGTTAGGCACGACTAAATCTGCATTATGTAAAGTATTGTGTCTCATTTATGCAACAGTGTGTCCTTTTTGAGACAGGTCTGTGGAGGGGTAAGTCTTTTGTTATCAACAAGATAGGGTGGGGTGTCTCATTTATGCAACAGTGTTGTAAAAAAGAGACAGTTTATATTAATAATCTACTTAATCTATCGATTTAGTCAACAATAATAAAAAAACAACATCAATAATGATTCTTATTTTAATGTGTCCAATTTACAGTGTTACTTAAAGACATAAAAACAACTAAAATTTTCCAAAAAATTCTGGATTCTAAAAAAACTTGACAAGTCCATTCCGTCTGTGTAAAAATTAGGGGTCCCTTACTCTAAATTTAAAAAATTTCCCAAAATAATTTTTTATAACGAGGTAATTCCCGATGACTATCTTAATCTTTCTCTCACTGGCTGTTTTGCAGGTTGGTCTGCAAATATTTGACATTTTAACTACCCTGGATGCACTAAGAATGGGTGCAAGGGAAGTATTCTGGCTGGCCAGGTTCTTTTTGAAGTTTGGATCAACTGGATTAATCGTAATGAAGTCCGTTGTTACTGTCATTGTACTTGTTGGCTGCTATTCAATCTTTCAAGACTCTCCAGCATGGAGTATCGGCTGCCTAATTATAGCAAATCTGTTCTATGGTGGTATACTAATTAACAACAAACGGGTTATTCAGCAATTAAAGCTAAAACGCTAAAGATTTATGTTGACCTGCTGATATTGTTTGTGGTATAATGTTAGTTTCGTAGAATAGTCTAGTAATTTTATCTAAAAAATTCCTAATTTGAACGCTTTACCTTCCTACCATATATGCCTGTAAATAATCAAATCCCTAAGATCAGTCTGTCTCAATCCCGTCAAGAAGATCTTATTCAGCAGTTAACCCGTATGATTGAACAGGCTGAAGACTTCAAAGGTGATTGGGATTCCGAACATAGTACCTTTATGAGTATGTACCTAGCCAAGCCTGACCAGGAGGTCAAGAATTGGCCTTGGCGTGGTGCTTCCAACTTATTCCTTCCTTTAACCCGTGTCACTATCGACAGTCTGCTGGCTCAGTTTTATGATGCTATGCTGGCACAAAGACCTACTGTAGTTGGCACCGAAGGAACAGATGTAGAATCAGCCAAGCTGCTGGAGATGTTCTATTTTGACCATGTTTGGACCAAGATACTTAATCTGAAGGAAATCGGCAACGATTGGTTGTTTGACACACTCCTGGATGGCACATCTGCTGTAAAGGTACGCTGGGACAGGGATGAGACATTAATTCGAGATCAGCGTGTAGAAACCTCCCTTAGAATGAAAAAGGAGAAGTTTGAGATTTTGGAGGGTGAAGAAGTTGAGGTAGAGACTGTAGCTGGCTTTGATGAAAAAGTTGTTGAAGAAGTAACCTCTCAGAGATTAGACAGACCTGCTGTAGATATCACGGATATGGGTAGACTCTTTGTAGCTCCTTCGTCTGGCTTAGGTCTTCAATGGCCTGAATGTCCTTGGTACTATGAAGTTACTCACTTAACTTGGGATGAACTCAGATCCCGTAAACAGCACGGTTATGACAATATTGATGAAGAACTAAGGTCTACGCTGTCTGAACATGAGCTAACCAGTAAAGAACGTGCTATAAGGGAAGAAGATGAGATCAGTCAGACTGATCCGACTAAAACAGCCAAAGTTATTATCTTCTACATGCGTATGGCTCTGCCTGGCGAAGTCAAGAGTTTTGATGGCGAGACTAAAAAACAGAATATTGAGTTTGATGATGAAGGAAATCAGATTGGTAATGCCTTACATGAAGAAGTTGAGATTGTCTATCTTGCAGATACCAAGAAGATTGCCCGTATTATCCCTCTGACGAGACTTTATCCCGATGGTAAACGTCCTCATGTAGAGAACCGTTTTACCCGTATCCCCAGACACTTCTTTGGTCAGGGTATTCCATTCAAGATGAAGCACCTGAACAGGCTCCTCAACTCCACATTCAACCAGATGATGGACTACGGTACACTCCAGAACATGCCGTTCTTCTTCTATGAACCAGCATCCACTGGCTTATTAGGAGATATGAACCAACTGAAACCAGGAGAAGGCGTACCAGTCCTAAACTCAGGTGGTGTGAACTTCCCAAGATTCCAAGGCAACAAGGACTTTCAGCTCTCAGTGCTGCAACAAGTACAGGCATGGGCAGAACGAGACACCGCAGTTACAGACTTTACCCAGGGAAGAGCAGCTTCAGTACCTAATGCACCCAGAACAGCCAGAGGCACTGCAATGCTCATGCAGCAGTCCAACATCGCTTTTTCACGTATGGTAGCCCTGATGGCGGAACAATTTACTGAGTTGCTGCGCAGAGTACATATCCTCTATCAACGATACGCTCCAAGAGAGCTGGAGTTTAAGTTCTTTAATCAGGAAACTAATTTATTTCGTAAGACCAATATCACACGTGACTTATTCTATGAAGATGTCGATTTCCAGTTCCAGCTTAATCCCAATAGATTGCAGGAACAGCAAGATAACATGCAAATGGCCCAGTTTATGATGTCCATACCCTATATAGGTCAAGCACCTCAGTCTGTAAGAGCTTTAGCCAAACAACTGTATGAGTCACTAGGCAAAAAGAACTTTGAGGCTATATGGCCAGAAGAGATGATACAGGCTCAGGTAATGCAGCAACAGCAGCAACAAGGGGTTCCTGGCCAACAAGCACCTCCTGGAGCTGAGGGTGTTCCTCAAGGTCCGCCTGAAGTACAGGGAGAAGCAGAGCAGCCTGCTGAAGCTGACATAGAAGAACAGAAAGTAGATGTCGGAGGTTAAGGACAGGATTATGCCAAAAAGAAGAAAAGCAACTAACGCCTTGAAAAAACGAGCTTTAAAAGCATTTAAGGAGCCAGTAAAAGGAAGGAGGAAGACAGTAAAACGAAAGACAAGAAAGGCAGTAAAAGGGGCAGCAAGGGCAGTAAAGGGGGCGGTGAAAGCCTTGGCAACTTCGACTGGTCCTACTGGAGTCACTGCAAAGTCTATCAGATCTGCCACGGCTGGACTAGGTACAGAAGCAGTAGCAAAAATCTTAAAAGATATAAAACCAGGAAGTCCTACAGCAAAAAAACTCCTCAAATTACTTAACTCTGCACCAACAAAAGGTCCAGTAGCGAGGACCATCAGGGGAAGGGTAACTGACAAAGATATAGCTAGGAAAAAGAAGGGTAAGGCAAAACGTGGACCTGCCCCAAAAACTAAAAGAAGGGGTCTAACAAGAGGCTCTGAATATGTAGCACCTGATAAGAGCAGAGTTAAAAAGTTTAAGGACAGAGCTAAGAAAAGGTTAAAGCGGAGAAAATAGACGGAGGCTAAATGAATTTACTGGACGAACTCGCTAATATGGATCTTACTGATCCTTCTGAGTATGTACCTACTAAAGACCTTACTAAAGATGAGGAATTAGCACTATCAGAGATGTTTCGATCTGATAGTTGGAACATACTGACAACTAAAATCTGGCCCCAAGTATTAAAGATTATTGCTGTGAGGGCTTTAACATCTCCCAAGGACCAACGGTTCTTTCAAGGTATGTTCTTGGGGTATAAACAATTAGTGGATAGTGCTAATCAGTTCAAAGGTGGCTTTGATAAGAAAGTTGCTGATGAAATGATGAGTAACTTTGAAGATCCAACAGGATACGATCTTAATCTTCTGCATTAATCTTCTGATTGGTGCAGATTCAGGGGGCATTGACAACACTGGTGATTGGCTTTGTGGTTGCCTCCCCACAACACAATCACTCAACAGGAGGTAACTTTAATGCCCGACAATGAAACTCTAACCCCAAAC